TCGCCTTTCTCTCCAGCCTCGCCTTGAACGCCTCCGTTCTTAAGCTCAGTTATTTGTTGCTGGAGGCCGACCAGAAGGGCCTGTATTTGCAGTAGATCCATCTGGTGCTCCTCTGACTAGTTGCTGAACCATTGCTGTCTCAGCCTTGGATTTGGCGCTCTCTAGCTCTGTGTCCTGCCTGAGCTGTAGCTCTTGCTCTCTCAGAAGGAGATCGCCCATACGTGCCTTACGCTCGAATGCCTTGGAGTCCTCGTCCTCAGCGTATTTAAGTGCTAGCTCGTCCGGCATCAGTTGAGTCTCGACAGAGTACTTCTCAGCTCTGCTTTGGCTCTCTGCGGCCTGTCCCTGTAGTAACGCCACCTGACCCTGCTGTATAGCCATCTGGGCCTGATGCTGCTCCTGCGCCTGTTGCTGCGACTCAGGGTTAGGCTGATTAGCCTGATCTATAGCCTGCATGATCTCATCTCGGTTAGTCACATTCAAGTGATCTACAATACCCTTGATGATAGCGCCGTGTGCGGGTGACTCCGGTGGAATCATCTGTAGCATCTGGCTTAGTTGTCCTACTTCGTATTCCCTAGCCATAGCCCCTAGTGAGCTAAAGACTTGGAAGCTGTAGTCCTGCACAGGGTAGTTCTCAGGATCGAACTGCATGTAGCGGTACGCTGACTTCTTCACATAAGGAATCAAGAAGTTCTCTTGGAAGTTCACTAGCGTACGTTTCTGTCGCTTGATGACAGCACCCTGACCCATCGACATACCTGCTGCCGTTACGTCATTCTGTACCTGCGGCGTCGAGCCATCAGAAGCACCCGTAGCCTGAGCTACCATCTGCTGTAGCGCAGCACCCTGCTGGAACGTAATAGCATTGAGCTGACCGAAGTTAAACGGCATGATCGCTTGCTTAGGATCTCCGTTAGTCAGCAGCATACGTCCGGGACGTACCTCTAGCTTGTGTCCTCGTGGGATGCGTGTAGCGTCCACTGCCATCATGGGGTGTGTCGTAAGGGCCAGTGCGTCGATACGTGCGCGTAGCTCAGCATCGAGAGCCTTCTGGCTCATGTAGCCCTTCTCACAGACACCACGGCCCCAGAAGACTGACGGTACGATGTCCCACTGGAAAGCCACAACAGGACGATCCTGACACATATAGGGGTTAGCTATGGCCTTCAGTAGGACGCCCTCGTTGCCTATCACAACAACAGCCTCTACGTAGTGACCGGGTTCCATGTCCTCTTCGTCTGCGCCTTCTTCGATCAGAAGCTCTCGTGGCACCTTACCGTAGTACTTAGTAAGACGAATACGATCCTTAGGACGTGAGTCTATCTCTGAGTCGAACTCTATCTCTGAGTCCGCTGCGGCGTCGCCTACGAACTCCTCGTCCTTGTAGACTCCTTGTTCCTGTAGTTCCTCTACAATGTGACGACTAACGTACTCATCTACCGCACAGCCTATGGCTTCGTCTACATTAGGAGCTGCCGGATCAATCAAGAAGTTCTTAGGCTGTACAGGGTTGAGCTTAACGACAGGGCGGTAAGTCTCCTCCACGCCTATCTCATTCATCATCCCATCCATCATGGGCTTAGTCGCTGGCTTGTACACCTTGATCTCGTCAATGACGACCTCACCGATGCCTGTGCCGTACACGGCTGCATTGACTAGAACCTCAGCGATAGAAGACCGAAGACGTGTTACTGCGAAGTCCTCGTGTAGCTTCTCCCGGAGGTAAGCCACCTGCGAGGGGTCTTGGCCTTGTACGTCGTCCTTGATGTCAAAGACCTTACCACGTCCGAAGGTAGCCTCTTCTATCTCTGCTACGTTGGACTCAACAGCCTGCGCTAGCGCGGGGGCGATCAACTTAGACCGCTCGCTCTGTCGCTCCTGATCCTGCTTAGACCACTGGTTGCGATACAGCCTCATGTATTCATCATGGCGATCCGCGTGGTTGGCCTCGTAGTAGTCCCGCCAGTCGTTGCATTTGCCCATGACCCAGCTTACTAGGTCGCCTTGGATGCCTAGGCCGTTGTGGTCGTCCTGAAATATCTCGTTATCCATAGTGTCCTCAGTAGCCTGCTACGGCATCAAATGGTTCGTAATCATCTTCCATATCTCCACCCATTGAGTAGGGTAGTATAGCCATCTGATCAGTGTATGATAAGGCATCAAGTAAATCGTCGTGAACCAGCTGACTAGGGAACGCCGAAGCTTCATCGACGAACTCAATGTTCCAGTCCCCTTTCTTGAGCTTGATCTTCCCATGCTCGAATTTCCCCTGTAATGCCCAGAGTATTCTGTCTTGTTTCTTTTGATTGCCATGCGTTAGTAAGTCTATTCGGAAGACTCTAGCTGTACGACGCATAAGATCCTGTAGAGGCTCCATGATAGCCGTCTGGGCTATGCCTTTCTCTATGCCTACAGCTACGGGTTTGTACTTGTCTACTACGCTAAAGATGCGCTCAGCTGTCTCCTGAGGAGTCCACCGACCATATATTAGATCCTCTACCCACCATACTCCGGTGTCGCTAACGAACACCACAGCCATAGCTGAGTTGTCCCTGCGCTTAGTCTTATTGCCTCTGTCTGACTCAAAGCCAGCTAAGTCAATAGAGATGTAGTAGTCACCCGGCATAGACTTGGGTTTCTCGTCGTAGAAGTCGAATGCCTCGGTATCGAAGAACTCAGACCCCTTAGCATCGAAGGATGCCTCGAACTCCTGTCGGTACTGCCAGCCAGCCATAGTCTCCTTGGCGGCTGCTAGCTCCTCTGGGTCAAGCAAGGGGTTATCCAGCGACGTGAGATGCCATGACTTCCAGCCAGTCTTACGGGCCTCTCCGTTCATGTATACGTCATAGAAGCCGTTACGTCCCTCTGGTGTGGAGATGAATAAGGCTGAACCCTTCCTGTCCGCCAGAGCTGGCCGGAGAATAGTATCGAAGACTCCCTCCTTGTGGAATGCGAACTCATCTAGGACTAAGTGCTTTAAGCTGTAGCCTCGTAGCGTGTCGGGTCTATCACTACCTTTGAGGGCTATCTTGTTACCACCAGCTAAGACTACTTCTAGATTGTTCACGTTAGAGGATTCGATAATATCCCCGGCCAGCTCAAACAACTTATCCCACATCAAGTCTCTTGCGAGTCCCTGAGTGGGGCCTACGTACATGACACCACCGGGGTTTCCGTCTAGTGCCGCTAAGATAAGAGTAACGGCAGCGAAGTGTGTCTTACCGCACCGACGACCAGCAGCGATTACCTTAAATCGAGCTGGGTCTGCTATTACTTCCTCCTGCCAAGGTATCAGTGACCAGTTTACTTGCATTAGTTTCTCCTGAAGGGGCAGCGCCTAGGCGTTCCTTCATTCTCTTCTCGACATTATCGTTCTGCTTAGTGTCTGTGTGATGCACCTCAGCGTATAGATTAGCGAGTGCTTGGTCGTCTCGTTTGACTAAGAAATCCTGTAAGTACTTCCTAGACTTCTTAGGCGTTAGAACAAGATCAGCTAGGAGCAGTTCGTTAGATTGATCTCTTGTTAGTTTCCGTGGGTCTTTGTGTTTCTTGGCTTCATCTACCCACTCTGGTACTTCCTCCCCTGCCTTCTTAAATGCCCTGCTTAGTCTGTTTAAGGCCACCCCAAAAGAGCTGTTCTTTCCGTCTTTGGCGTTTCCTGTCAGGTACTGGTAGACTCCCTTTGCTGAGGACTCTGTAGCAGCAGCGTTGGGGTTGTTATCTGACTCCATAGACCCTATCCTGTAGTACATCTCTTGAAGTCCTGAGCCTATTGCTCTGGAGTCTACATCAATGAACTCAAGCAAGGCCCTCTCTACGTTAGAGGGTTTCTTTATTGCAGGCCCTTCTTGTTCAAACATCCTCGACCTCCCCACTAGTTCCACTGATAGTAACTCCAGCAGGAGACTCATTAAGACCAGTAATATTGATACTGACCTGATTATTCGACTTACCATCGAAGGTAAACCCCGCTGATGGAAGGACACGATCCGACAATATCTTCATAGCTACAGCTTGGTTCTTGTGTTCGTCATCGAAGGCTGTGCTGAATAGCTTGTCTATTAGTTTAGACGACCCCGGATGTAGAAGCAGTCGCTGTCTGTACTCTTTTATTGCTGCTGCTTGCTCTCTTTTAGTCATAGACTTCGTGGCTTCTAGCTCTTTCTTGCTAGGACGACCACCTTTATTGTCCGACATCTCCGACTCCTTAGATGTAATGTAGGCAGCATACTCCATAGGGACGGTACTAGGGGTCTTTCCGACCACGACGAATCCGATCTAGACTAGAGACTGCCATTGTTGGGTGGACTCGTACTATAGCTATACTATAGCTTAGCTTAAGCCTAGCTTAAGTTAGACTACAAAGATTAAATAAATTATTAATTCTTTATTGTAGCTTGTTACTTGACTTAAGCTAGGCTTTAGTATAGCTATTGTTGTTAGTACGTTTGTTGTCCTTATACCTATACCGAAATCTGGGCCACTAGGGTGTCCGCCTAGCCTAATGAGCGGTAATAGTTGGCATTTGTGCAGCTTTTGGTGTAACCTTTGCGTTACCTTAGCCTTGAGAGCCTATGGCGAGCCTGTAGTCTGCTTAAGTAAGCAAATACGGGGCTTTGGGCGAGCCTGTTTCCTGCATTATAGCGCACTGTTTTGGTGCGTAGGCTTCCCATAAGTTGCATTTTGCAACCTGAATTGCGAGAAAGTTGCCTTTTGCAAGCGGAGGCGGCACCCCGGCGATTCACGAGTCCACAACAGGCCCCCCCACGCCCCTGCATTCGCGCCAGTCAGTACCAAAAGGGAACGCACTCGGTATCATCCGTGTGACTGGGTATCATCCGTGTGACTGGGTTCTACTTTGGAACGCACATTCGCTAGGCATTCACCAGATCAATGGCATATCCGATTGCATTCTGCGAATGAATAAGAGACGAGAGCATGTCGGGTGCGGCAAGCGCTACCGCTATCCTATGCATGTGCCTATGCATGTGCCTATGCATGTGCCTATGCATGTGCCTATGCATGTGCCTATGCATGTGCCTATGCATGTGCCTAT